TAGTCTCATGTCTCCCAATCGCCAGCCCACACCAAGCCTTTCCCCTGTCGTTGCATCATCGTCCGATTCTAGTCGCACCACTGCTTGTCGTGCCCTTCCTCTTAAGTCTACTTTCTGTGTGCTTTGTGTAACCTGACTGGTGCTTTTGGTCGTTAGGCTTTCATTGGGGTAGTTTCTAGTTTTTAGCACAAAATTAACCACTTGATCTGAGCCGCCGTCACCGAGAAAACGAACATCAGGGATTGCGCTTTGTACTTGTGTATAGTTGTTGCCTATGCCGTCCAACGAAAAATCTGCCGACTCAATGTACACGTTGTCCATGGGCGTCCCGTCCGCATCGTTTCCGGTTTCATGCTTGTATACATAGTTACTGGTATCGGTGCCCGTGGCCCTCGGGTAAGGTTGCACACCTTCATCCAACCAAGCAAAACGGGTCAACTGGCCATAGTACCAAACCTGTTCCTGATAGTTATACGTCACATAACGATCTATTTCTGTGGAACTTCCCGAAGGATAGAACCAGCCCACCTCATTAAACTGTCGGTTTAAATAACCAAACACTTTAAACGATTGTCCCTGGTTAAAATCATCAAACACATAGCTGTGCACGGAACAAGGCACTCTTGAAACAGAGCCGTTGTAATTATAGAAACCAGAGCGATCCATCCAATACACCCCCGCTGGTGTATTGACACAAGCTTTGGGAGCGACCATACCGACACCGGAGTTGATTAAATTAACCCCAAACGTGTACGGAGGACCAATAAACTGCATACTGTACAGCGCGTCATCGGTCCAAATCAGTGTTTCTTGTCGGGAGCGAAGGCCGCCCACAATTTGTGTTCCCGCCGAAAGCCTTAGAGATCCGGCGGTGTTGTTGTAAGTGGGTTCCCATTCATTAATATTTTCTTGGTCACACCAACAAATAAACATAGGATCAATAGCACTGGTTCTAGCTACTCCTGCACCATCTAAAGGGTCTGCCCCTAAACAAATAACATGCCGGTCAACATCGCTGACCAATGTTTGCAGGGCCAGTGTAGGAGGCAGGTTGGCCCCTAGTTCGGTTAAGCTTTTGGCTCTAACACTTGTGCCGTTGTTCTCGGTCCAATAAAAAATACCGCCGGCTCTTGGATTAATAATGAGGTCTTCACCAAAGTTGTCTTGCGTCCAAAGCCTTAACTGGTTGTTAAAGGCAAGTGCAGAAGCATCACCGTATGTGCCGTCTCCCCACATTCCTGCACCGTATCCTGAACCAGAAACATAGTCATCGAGGCCCACATTAATTTGATAAGCGCCAACCACACTTGACCCACCGTTCCCAGAGTCACTTGCGTTTGCTGTAACGGTATCGCCATCGGTGTCTTTGGCTTCAATGGTGTAGCTGTTGGCGTCTACAATTGTTGCAATCTCATATTCTTGATTAAGAACGGTCGCGGTAATTAACCCGCCCAAAGTAGCGGCACCACTAAAGGTGACAAAATCGTTCTTACTTGCACCGTGAGACGTGTCTGCCACGGTGATGGTCGCATCGCCGTTTGTTGCTGAGAAAGTCACGTCCCCAGCAGAGGTTGTCGCTCGTATTGGGGTAACATCGTAAAAATTGTCCCCTTCTTTGACGTAGTATTTAAGGGTTGTGCCCAAACTCAAATATTTTGTAGTTGCTAGAGACACCCATGCGTGCAGAGCTCGCGCCGTCCCCAGATACGTTGCTGTTTGTTCTTTCTCCCAGCCCCCTATTTTTTCAGGGAAGCTTTTACGGAAACGAACCAAATTGGAATCAAACCACCCGCCTTGAGCAGAAAACGCGGTTCCTTCTCTATTGACTCCTGGTTTAAGTTTAAATGTAGCGTAGGGCATTTTTATATAATAACCTTTATTTTTTAACTAGACTACCACCAAAATACATGCCAATGATGGCCGATACTAGGTTTGTGTCCAACTGTGTTATAACCAATCCTTGAAATGTAACCCATTCAAAGACCTCTCTTCCTTCTTTGAAAAACCAAAAGCCGGGCATCCAGTTTGTGTAGCCAACGGTTACGGATACATCGGGGTAGTAGACCGCCACAAGCTTTGGTAGCAGTATAATAGCAAAGATCGAAGTCAGTGCGATTACTCTTCTTGTAAACGTAAAGCCTTTGTCTTTAACATTTCGAGCCGCCTCTATGGCCTGTAGTTGAAACTCGCCTCTTGTTATAAGTAATTGTTGTTCTTCGGCTTTTGCCTTTCTGCTCTGTGACCAAATACTTAACAAACTACTCAACAAGGTCGAGCCCAACATCGTAATTATTTCAAATGGGAAGCCCATAATAGAAGTATAAATTAAAAAGAGAAAACGCTCAAAGGTTTCTCTTTTCCTTTGACTTTTATAGTGTCTACAAAATTGAGGTCAAAAGCACAGAAACGAGCCGTGTCTTCTCCTACCAATAAACTAACTCCCAGGTCCTTGGTCCCCGATTCAAGTCTCGCTGCCACATTGACCGCATCGCCTATGGCAGTGTAATCAAACCGTGTTTCCGATCCCATGTTTCCTATCACAGCGGTACCGGAATTAATTCCTATACCAATTTCAACAGTGGGCAAACCCTCTTTTTCAAACTCTGTGTTTAATTCTTTCATGTTGTCCATAATAAGCTTTGCGCAAATAAGGGCTTTTGTTTCGTGTGCAGGTTGGTCTAAAGGCGCGTTCCAAAAAGCCATCATCGCATCACCAATGTACTTATCCACAGTGCCTTCAGCCCTTTGCACCGCTTTTTGTTGAGCGGTCAAAGCTTTGTTCATAATGTAGGTCACTTGCTCTGGAGGCAGTGTTTCTGACATAGCTGTGAACCCTCTTACGTCCGTGAACAAGAATGTTGCGTATCTTGTTTCTCCTCCAAGGACCAAAAGCTCTGGGTTCTCTTGCAGTCTTTTTACTTGTCTTGGGTCAAGATAGTGCTCAAACTGTTTTTTAATCTCTTGCCGAAGTTTGTATTGTTCTCTAAAGTTCAAGTAGAAGCCAGCGGCCCCCATAATAAACGCAGCGACCAGCGACCAAGTGACATCAATCAACAAGTTATTTTTTATTAAGTGATACCCACTACTGAGAACAAAGCCGTTTAACGCAAGAAAAAGAACCAAGCCCGAACTGATTCCAAACATAACCACAAAAACCCATGCCAAAGAAGCCACAACCAAATAGATACCCAGTTCAGCCAAAAGAGCGTAATCGGGGATCATTGGGCTGTCTTGTATCAATATAGACTCCGACAAGGCCGCCTGTATTTTATGAGGCTCTACTAGACCGACAGGGGTTGCGACTTGTGGCATAACACCTTTTGCAGTGACCCCGACGAAGATGAACCGGTCTTTGATTAGGTCTGTGCCTTTGATGTCAGCAAGAGAAAACTCTGGCGTATTGACCCAACTGATCCACTTCCTACCCAATGTGTCGGTCTTAACTGGGGGCAAACCTTTGACTCTAATCTCTTGTATACCTGCATCTGAAGTTTTTATTAGGTAAGTGTCTGACCCCGTTAAGACCTTCAAAACCTCTGTGCCGTAGGCAGAAACCCAACCGTCAGGGGTTCTTAGTAATAATGGCATACGCCTTACCAGTTGGTCAACCTCAGTGGGCGCAACCGCTATGCCTTGGTATGCTGCTTCTCGCAGCAACGGAATGTTTTGTACAACACCCTTTGCTTTAAAGCCACCATGATCTTGGCCCAGGATCACTGTCCCTGTGGTCAGTGGATACTCACCGTTGTCGTTTTCAAAGGAAGCTAAGATACTGGGAGCAGAGGCAAGACTTTCTGCAAATGCCAAATCACCACCAAAACGATCTGGTTGAGGAAAGGCGATAACCCAACCAACACCCAATGCACCTTTATCAATAAGCTCATTTTGTATTTCTGCCAATCTTTTTCTAGGAAACGGGTAGCCTCTTTCTTTCGCTACGTCGTCCTCTGTAATGTTTAAAATAGAAAAAACGTTTGAAGGTTGTTTTTTAACAACAAACGCATCAAAGGTCTTCAGTTTCATTGTTTCATAAAAGGTTGGGTTGTACACCAACGGCAGCCCTAAGACAAGCAACAAAACTATAAATACTTTGGTTTTAAAACCTTTTTTCATATTGAATCTCATTATTTATTATTACAATAGTAAAGATCACCAACGTAATTTTTATTCTTCTTTCTCTTTTACTGTCAAAACTATTATCAATAGCTTTGTACAAAGCATAATTACCTATTGCTTTTGAAGCTATCAACCTACCTTTACTAGGAAACCTACCAAGTAAAGGATTTTGTTCTTCTAAACGACAAGGTATCGGGTTATTCTGACACTCAATAACTTTCCAAGTTTGATAGGTGTCTACTACTTGTAAAACTAAATGGTGTTTCCAAAGATTCTTTTCTTTTTCGGTCCAGTCTTTATAGGCAGACTTAACAGGGGAAGAAGCCAACAGCAGTATTATCAATAATAGTTTAGTCACCTTGGTTAATGGTCAGTGTTTTATTACAGTTACTGCTACAGTTATAATTTACTGTGATTGATTTGTTGGTTGCCCCTGATTGTGTTGCAGTCACATCGTAATCATCCGTATAGAAATTGAGTTTCATGTAATGGTCGCCACTACCTGTCTGAGTTATGCTTGCATCATTGTTGTCGGCTGATGTGCTTGCGTATATCTTGGCATAGTGTTCGCCTGTCCCCGATTGCGTAATAGAAAAATTGGAGCTGTCGCCAAAAGCTCTGATCTCTCCCTCCTTGTCATCACCCGTTTGTGTAATTTCATATACGTTATTATCCCCCTGCATATAGATTTCAGCATCGTTGTTGTTCCCGTTCTGCACAATGTCCATGTCGTTCCCATCATCGTCTGCATCTATGTAACCGAAGTTATCATTTCCATCTTGTTCAATTTTGTATTCATTTCCCGTATGGTTTGCAACCTGACTATAGGCTCTTGCTGTGTTGCTTGTTCCGTTCTGGTCTATATCTATTGTGGCGTTCTTACATTTATGGGTAGTGTAAGTGCCTTCAGATAAACCACACCAAACTCTAGTAGTGTTGCTTGTTCCTACTTGGTCAATGTGTATCAAAGAACCGCTGCCTTTGGTTCTTATTTCAACGCTGTTGTCTCCAGCATAGATAATAAAAGAGGACAGACTAATCAGACTGATTAATAACGATCTCATTTTCACCACCCCCGTTTGTTTTAATACTGATTTGTTTCCCCGCAGAAAGTATTTCGATATTGTATCCCCCTGACTTATCCAACTCTAAATCAATGGTATTTTCTACTTGCCTCACCAAAGACAAAATTTCACCCTCTACAAAAGTATAGACTTGTGCATTTGCGTCAAATCCCGGAACTATGCCCTCTAATCTTACACCATCTAGCTCCCCTACTTGTGCCTCTTCTTTACCTAAATCTTCAATAATCTCCAACAAGTCTTGTAAAAAGTCCACAGCCAAGAGATCAATGTCCAACCGTGTAACCTCTTCTTGTAGTTCGTCTTTGGACAAATCGCTGTCGTCATCCAAATCGTTTTCTTCTAAAAAGTCAGCGTCTAATACATTACTGGATGTAGCGCTTTGATCTTCTACGGCCTGCTCAACCTCGTCCGGTGGGTTTACAATCAAGAGGTTGTCTATAAAATTTAAAGACAAATTAGCCAACGTCACCGGCTTTGTAGGTGATCTTTCTGCAACGCTGACCATCGTGGCTTGGAAGGGCTGGTTTAAAATCTGTGCTCCCGCTGCCGTTTCAACGGTGATCGCCCCGGATGTTTTTCCATCTGGGTTAGGCAATAAAATAATCAACGATCGGCCCAGTTCATCGACAGTTGTTGTGAAATCAGTGCCTCGAATAAATATAGAAGCCGAAGGAGTCTTAATTGAAATATTTTCTTTGTCTATCTTCCCCAGCGCACCTGTAATAAAGCGGGCAGTTCCGCTCGCCATTTTAAGTGCCATTTTGCTTTTAGATGGATCAGGGTCGAATACATATTCGTCAATAATGATTTTAGAGTGCTCAGTAAGACGTATGACAGAAGAATCAAGAAACGTAATGCCAAGCCTACCGTTGCCAGTGCGCACATCATCGTAACTAAGAATATCCAAAGAAGTTCTTGCGGAGAGCTTTGCTTCTTGATTTGCGCGTAAAACTTCTCCATTGCCTCTAAGTTCGGATATTTCGCCTACCTCGGAGTAAGCGTTAGAAACTAAAAAATATATTACTAACAGCCACTTGTACACTGATCAATATCTATTGTTGCGTTGCTTGTGGTCGCTGTTATGACCACAACATCTGATACACCACCTGTGCTATTGGTTTGGTCAATATCAATATTATTCGTACTTCCTGTGACATCGGCAGTGATTGAGTGGTCTGAGTTTCCGGTTTGAGTCGTGTCAATATCATTGGAATCGCCATCAACATCCCAATTGTTGATACAACCAACCACTTCACACTTTGCATTAAGGTCGTTTGAGTTTCCAGCAATCACAATGTCTTGATTACCAGCGGTTGCCGTTGCGTCTGCGCCCTGTGTGAATGTCACTGTGTTTGAGTCACCAGTAGCCGCATAATCAAAATCAGTATTGGCCACATCCCCCGTTGCACCAAGAGCCAAAGTCGTGGTATTTGAATCACCGGTCGTTGAAGCAGTAAAAGACGTGCTATTGCCTTGAGCCACAGAAGCAGCCATTGTGTTGCTATCACCCACTTGGTCGATATCCACAGTCATTGATGTTCCAGTAAAGGTTGCTCTCGTTTGAGAAGTTCCGACCTTATTGGTGCCACCAATCTGGTCAATATTCATAGTAAGCCCTGTTCCAGACTGAGTAACATAGATGTCATTGTTTCCTGCGTGTACGGAAAACACAGCAAACAATAAAACTAAACTAATTAACTTTTTCATAGTTGAAATCCCACATTTCTTGTTCTAGGCCTTTTTGTATTAGTGTGTACACCGCTTCTTCTATGGCCACTCTGGTTGCGTAACCCATTGCTTCGTTTTCTGTGTAACCGGTTTCTATTTCAACCAGTTCGGTTCCCATTTCTATGAAACGAAACACATCACGGCTAACCCCCGCGCTAAGTACGGTTTTGCTTACCATACAATTTAACATAACTTCCCCTGTTTGGACAAGAACAGCTCGCAAAGACACAGTAATTTCATCTTTTCTCCACTGGTTTTTTGAGCCAATTCCCAAATATCTCGCACCGTTTCCCCCTGTGCCGATGTTCGTGTTGTATTCAATGATTGCGCCTTCAATAATAAGACCGGCAAACAACAACGGCTTAAGTGTGTTGCCACTTTCTCCATCGTAGCTTTGTCGTGTAGTCTTAATAAGCTGTCTTTCTCTTGTGAGAGCGTCTAAATTATTGCGCTCCACCACCACAAACCAAGAACCGTTGCCTGCGTTTCTTAAAGAGTCAATTAAATAATGGTCAGCGCCTTGAGTAACGGCTGTGCTAAACAAAGCCATCTTCTGTGAACTCTTGCGTTGCCCGGTTAAGTCTTGAAACTTATAAACAGCCACCACAGCCTGCTGTTTTGGAGCAGGGAGGTTGATGAGTTTTTCATGTGTGGGCCGCACAGTTTTTGCTTCTTCCACGCACTCAAAAAGGGTGTCGCAACCCGTGTGTCCCACAGGAGCAAAACTTGCACAGCTATAAAGCAGCGGCAACAAAAAAATTAAATACCACATTCGCCCGAACATACGCCCAATATCCCTACTGGAATAATAATCTCAGTTATTGTCCCGTTCTCATCAATAACAATGAGCGTTATATTAATTCCATCATTAATAAACTTTATAGTGCTGCCTTCTAGTTCAAACTCTCCGCCTGTGCCTCCTTTTTCAGAATCAAACAAAGATTCAGCGATGTCTCTTGAGAGTTGTGAATAAATTCTGGATTCTAGGTTTCTCAAGAACTTGGCAAGTGTTGTGTTATCCGCCTCTCTTTCCGCCTCTTTTAAGGCGTCTTCAACGTCTTGAGCAATTTCATCTCGTCTGGTTTTTTCTTGTTCGTCAACGGTTAGATAGTGCGAAGAGGTGCCCACCCCGCTGAACGAAGGGTTTTGAAACTCCTGGGCCAATTCATCAGATATAACTTCTGGTGATATAAGGAGTAAAACATATAACCAAAACTTATTTTTTCTTTTTCTCATTTTCTCGCATCTGTAAAACAGTGTTCACTTTTTGTTGCAACCTTATCATATCGTTGTCCAACATTCTTATCTGGTCAATCAGTTTAATGATTGTCATGTGCATGTCTTTGATTGTTGGGTTAATAACTTTTGTTATCGTAACCCAAACAAAATAAACAAAATAACCGAGCCCAACCATCGCCACAATAGGGAACCCAAAATCGGATATCAGTTTTGCAATGTCCATCAGTCTCTTCTGGCATCAATGGATCCGTCTTCCACGAAGTTTTCTGACCTTGCTATCCTCTCTAGGTCGGGCGACAGCTCAAGCGCCGCACTAACACTTGTGTCTAGTCTTATCATGTCGTTATTGATGGTTTTAACCCTTGTAATAAGGCTTAACGTAAAACCCTTTAGAGTGTTGATTTGACCAACCACACCCCCCATGATTTGCTTCATAATGATAAATATGAAAGCCCCAGCGATTAAAGCCCCAGCTATAGGGGCTCCAACGTCTGCAATTAAAACAAATGTTTCTTTCATAAAAGACCCAGCGAAGCGAATGTGTCCCAAAGAACGTACACGAAGCAAACCCAAAACCCTTTTTTATAGAAGTCGTATTTGTGGTACAACTCTTTTGGAACAACGCCTCTTTCAGCCAGGTCTTTCACAAGGCTTAGTTATCGCCAGGTTTTTGCTTGGCCTTTAAAACATTTAAAGCGCACATGTCAATCAGCTTATAAAGCTTGCCGATCCACACATCGTCTTTAGGCGTCTTCGTCACAGCAGCGATAATACTTGCCCCTGTAACAATGGCCATACATATAGCGATTATGTTTGCAATCATTTCCATTTTATTCCCCTGTTATTACTTTAAAGATTATGCCCGCCATACTTAGGACGAGCGTAATCAAAGTTATCAAAATGAATTGTTCAAGTCTAGTAACTCTGTGTAAAACCTCTAGCCACCGTTC